CGGTCATCGACCCGAGGCTTGCCGCGGGACTTCGGAAAGAAAGGCCGAAGCCGCTCCAACTGCTCGTCCGTCAGCCAGTAAAGATCGCTCATGATCCCTCCCCAAGTGGGGAGGTTGAATCATGCCACAGCCTCTCGCTCAAGCAAAGTTATGGGTCCTGACTCTAGCGGATAGAATGACTCGCGGCGTCAGATGACGTCACATAGCCAGGTTTTCACTTGGGTTTCAGGTCACCAACGAATTTGACGGGCAGCCATGTTTGAAACGATTTTCGCCATGATCGTCGGGCTGATAGCCCTCTATTTCCTTGTGTGGATTTACATACTCTTGCCCGCGGGGATGGCTGCCAGGCGCGGCCGCAGTCCCGTTGGCTGGGTGGTTCTAAGCCCGCTGTTCTCGCCAATCCTCGCCTGCCTCCTGCTGCTGCTCCTCGGGAATAACCCGAACGCACAGCGCGGGTAGCCATCGCGGTCCGTTCCGGCATTTAATCAAGCGGATCGCTTGTCGCATAAAACAGGGAAACCCCGATCACGGCCGTCTTCAAGCTGGCCGCGCCCTCGACCGGCAGATCGACCGGGCGCGGCGCCTCCGCCTCGACCCAGTCGCAGAGCCCGCCCAGCGTGCGGTCGGCAGCAATTGCCGCGCCGATGCCGGCGCAGAGCGCATCGAAAGCGGCGTCGCGGTCGGTGCCTTGCACGACCGCCTCGATCTCGGCACGGTGCTGGTAGTGATAGGCCAGCGGGGACAGCGTCACCTCGGGCTCTCCCGGCTCGCCATCCCGCAGGATCAGCAGGCCCGCTGTGGGCACTCGCTCGGGCAAGACCTCACCGCGCAGGGCGGTGGCGGACAGCGCCGAGAGCCGCGCGTGCAGCGCGGTGAGGATGGTCTCGCGTTGGGTGGGCATTGGCGTTTCCGGTTTCACCAAGACCCCGAAGGCCTCAGCGGTTGCGGTCAGGTCTCGGACCCTGCAACGCCGCCAGCTTTCCCGGCAGGTCAGACCGACTGTGCAGGAAATCAATGATGATCACCTGCTCGGCGTCCTCGACGAAGATGACGAAATGCTGGCCGCAGCGCGCGAACCGCAGATTCTCGGCCAGATCCGGATCGATCAGACGGCGGCAATCCTGCGACAGGGCGGTGCCGGCCGCGATATCACGACAGGTGGCGATCAGGTCTGCTTCATAGGCGCCGGCCTGTCGCGGCCCGAAGGTCTCAAAAGTCCAGCGCGCGATGTCGATCAGAGAGGATTCCGCCGCCCGCGTCAGGCGCCACGGCTTCGGCATCAAGACGATTTTCGTGCGCGGGAGAATGCGCGACGCACGGCGTCTTCGCCGGAGCCTTCGGCCAGATCGCCCCGGCGCGCTTCGTCAAGGCCGGACGTCAGCCGGGCACGCAATTCGCCCAACTCGGTCTCCTCGCGTTCAAGGAGCCGCAGGCCCGCCCGCAGAGCCTCGGAGGCATTCTGATAGCGCCCCGACGCGACCAGCCGGTCGACCAGGTCGGATTGGGTGTCGGTCAGAACAACGTTTCGCGTGGCCATGTGGATCTCCAAGCAGATTATTGGCAATATATGCCAACAATGCCGCGATGTCGACCTCCGTTTAAAAGCGGGCCTCCACCCAGTTGGCCACGATCAGCCCCGGTACGCTGTCCAACGCCCGGTCTGCATCCCGCGCCAGGTCCAGCCGCTTTGGCAGCTTGACCTGCGGCACCAGCAGGAAGATCGGCGCGGTGACCTTTCCGCGCCCGGTCTTCGAGCGGGACACTACCGCCTGACCCTTCGTGTTCAGCCGTCCCTCCGCGACCAGCAGGCTCGGGCCGGTGCGGCGATAGACGAAGCGCAGGCGCAGACCGCGTCGCCGTTCCCATTCGCCGGGCGTGATCCGGCCGCCACGCAGGGACTTGCCCGCCGCGGGCAGCGGGATCGCCAGCCAGAACCCGTTCTTCGAGCGGATCAGCGGGCCGGTGTCATGCGCGCCGACGATCACCGGAGCCTTCGACCAGACCAGCGCGGCCGCGTTGAGGCTGGGTCTGCCTTTCGGGAACTGCTCGGAGCGGATGGTCCGCGCCAGACGGGCCCCGAGCCCTGCGCCTGTGATCTGTGTGCGCCAGGCGTCCTTGAGACCCGTCCCGGCCATCCGCATCGCGGCGCTGACAGCCTTCTCGCCTGCCTTCGCCTCGGCGTCGAGCAGGCTGGCAATGTCCCCGACTATGTTGATGCCGAGTTTCACGCCGGCCTCAGATCGACGGTCCAGACCAGCCGCTCGCGGTCGCGAATAGGCTCGCCCTGAATAAGGAATGCCCCGCCAGCTATCTCGATCCTGTCGCCGGGGCGCGGGTTCGCCACCTCGGCGGCGCGCAGGTCGATCCGGTTGGTCTCGGACCAGAGCCGCGCATCGCCGAAGTCGGTAACGGCATCGGCACGCCGGGCGACGACGCGCACCAGCATGGGCGCGCCGCCGTCGGCGATGTAGACCGCGTCCCGGCCGATGTTCGGATCGGCGAAGAGTGCGCCGACGGCGGCGGCGAAGGCGCTCATCAGAACGTCGCGTTCAGGCGGACCCGGCCGATTGTATCGCCCGCACCGCTCGCCACCGCCTCGACGGCCACGCCGATGAGAGTGTTATCGGTCGCCACCGTGGTGCAGCGCTTGTTGGTGTCGTCCCAATACAACTTGGCGCCGACGGTCCAGGCTTGGGAGCCGACCTTGGTGATGTCGAAGACGCCGACGAGCGCCGTCTCGACAGGCTCGCCGAGGGCAGCCGTTCCGGCGGCGATGCCGAAGATGGAGCCGACGAGCAGGCCATCGCCGGAGGCGACGGCGTAGGGCGCGGTCAGGGTGATGGTATTGCCGGGCTGGACGAAGTTTTTCATGACGGGGATCCTTGTGGAAAGACGAAGGGCGGCCCGTCAGGACCGCCCGTGTGTTCAGGATGGGTGCTTTACGCGCCCGGGTTCTTGTAGAGGCCGCGCCAGTCGATGGCCTTGGCGCCGAAGTCGAGGCGGCACTTGATCTCGACGCCGTCCACGTCGAAGCCGTTGCGCGTCTCGATGTAGGCGCCCTGCTGGCCCTCGAGATAGGCGTACTCGATGGTGTCGATCTGGTTCGGGCTGGCCGCCAGATACCAGGCGGTCTCGCTGGCGGCGTCGAGCCGGGGCTCGCTGATCGGCGCCAGCGTGCGGATCGACTGCGGCACCACGCTGGAGGTCGCGGCGGGCACGAGGTTCTGCGCGACCAGCTGCTCGGCCTTCAGTTCCAGCGATGCGGGCACGATCAGGAAGGCCGGGCGGACGTTCAGCACCGTCTTCTTGTCGAGCCCCGTCTGCTTCGCCATCGCCGCGCGTGCCGCACCGACGCTGCTCACATCGAGCGCCGCTCCGGTGCCTGCGAGGTTCTTGTGCGTGGTGTGGAACAGCGCGTTGCCGTCGGCCATCGCCGGGTTGGCGGTGATGATGCCCCAGACCACGTCCGACTCCAGCTGTGCGATGGAATTGCCGTACATCGCCGGGATCCGGGTAAAGGCGTCGAGATCGTCGTTGATCAGCGTCTGGCGGGTGATCGCGACGACCCGGCCATAGGTCTTGACCTTGTAGCTCTCCTTGCTCTCGCCCAGCGTGCCGCGCTTGAACTCGCCGCTCTCGCCGACCTCCAGCAGCTGCGGGGCCTCGCCGAGCTGGACCCGGTGCATCGCCTTGAAGTCGGTGGCGAGCACCTGGCGGCAGAACAGCATGAAGGTGCGGGGATAGGCCTCGCTCGCCATTGTCCTCGGACCAATGGCGGACAATGGCTCGCCCTGCCGCAGCGTCTTGTTGGTGACGGCCGACAGGATCTCGGGGAAGTCCGAGGTCGAGTGCAGCGCGCGCGTCGCCACCTCGTCGCGCGAGAGGCCCCGCGTGTTCACCCCGGCATTGCCGAGGCTTTCACGGGCCAGTTCCAGCAGCGTCATGCCGCGATACTGGCGCGCGGCGTCCTCCAGTTGGAACAGCGTCGGGCTGTAGCGGTGCAGCAGCGCGTTCGCCACCGCGTCGCGGCGGGTGATGCGCTCGTCCCGACCGCCGAGGGGGACAGAGACGTGCGGGAAGGTCCGGGTCTCGTCCGACTTTGCCGCGACCTGGTCGAGGATCAGGCGGCGGGACTCGTCGACGCTGACGCCGCGTTTCACCAGATCCTCGGCAAAGCTGCGCTCGAGGTTCAGCCGCCCGGCCAGATCGTAGATGGTGGAGACGCGGTCGCGCTCGGCCTCGCGAGCGCGGGTGACGACCGCCTCGGTGTCGGGCGCGGGCGTTGCCCGTGTCTTCGGCTGGTTGCGCGTCTCGCTGGCGGCGACCTTCGGGTCGGGCGCAGCCGGTTTCGGCTCGGTCATGGCGGTGTCCTCGGTTTCGACCGGCGCGGTCGGCTGGGGGGTGGCGGGGGTCGCGGCGTCGCTCGCCGGGGTCTGTGTCTGCTCAGTCATCGGGATCGGTCCTTTCGTGGTGGAAGGGGCGTCCCGGCGGTGAAGGACGCAGTCGTGAAGGGGATGCTGGGCGCGGAAGCCCGCGGCGGGATCGGCACCGACCGCGACGGCGGAGACCTCGAAGGGGGTCCAGTCCACCGCCCGCCAGAGTTCGCGTGCGGCCTCGGGTTTCGAGACCTCGAAGCGGTGGACCTGATAGCCGATGGACACCGCGCGGATGTGCCCGGCCTGGATGTCGCGCCAGATCGGCTCGACATCGGCGCGCTCGCTGATCCGCACGAGCGCGATGCCGCGGCCGTTCTCGATCCGGGCCGAGCCCGGCACGACCGAGCCGATCACCGCGTCGAGCGTGTCGAGCTCGTGCACCTTCAGGAACGGCGCGCCCGCGTTCAGCCGGTCGAGCCGGACATGGGCCGGATCGAGGCTCAG